ATTCCCTTTCTATTTAGTTTGCTCCAGCTTTCGTATTATTTTGTATGTTTCAAAATTTAAAATTCCTGAAACATCATCACCATATTGGTTCTTCATAATTCTTCCCCCTGCGGAGTCACTAATTTTCCTAACATAGGCATCAATAGTGATTTGGTCAAACTGCTTTCCTAGACGTTTATCCATGAAATACATGTATGAAACGAATTCCTCAAAGTATGGATGGAACTTACAATTCTCCATTATTGTGATCGAACGAATTGCATAGTAGTCATCTGCTGTGATACCACTGCCTTCCAATTGAGTGAAGCGCTCTTGGTACACTAACCTCAATAGTGCTCGGTAAGTGCTGTATATGCCACCAATTACGCCATTTTCCTGTCTATATTTTGGATGGTAATATTTCTGTAAGTACAGGGCTTCCCCGTCTTTAGAAACTAGAGATTTGGACTTATTAACCTCTAATCCGTACTTCTTGAAATGATCCATCAATTCACCAGCTACTGGTGTGACATAAATACCGTCATCACCTTGAATATTAAAGTAATATATCTTAGCTTTAAATGCCAGTGCAATTATGTACTGAACAAGTGAATCGACCTCATTAGTAAAGGTACTACCACTTGGCACACCGTGTGGACCCTCTCGAAGTCCTTCAGGAGTGATAATCCCAATATTACACATATTATGGGCTATACTGTCAATTCTTGTCCAGAACTCTTTTCTGAAAAGTCTCTTTATATACTCAAATGCTATCAATATTAAATCAGGAACAATTGAAGCATCATAAGAAGAGAAATCAATAGAAAGTATGTCGCATAGTGTAGCTAATGCTTTATCTACACATATAGTAACTTCCTTATCAACCGCGTCAGGATGTAAAATCGCTGCTCTCCAAAATAGATTTCTTTGATGAGGTAATAGTACTTGGTAAAATTGTTGCTCTAATAATTTCCATATGAATGGAAATCCCCAGACTGTTCTAGTCTTACCCTGCTCTTGTGTTCTGGTGAACATAACACATGGGTAATTCATACCTTCTTGAGCTAAAAGGTCATCTATCGGTGTTTCTTTTGCATATCTACCAGCCCTCATTAGCGGAAGACCACTATTTGTCTGGTTCTTCAAGTTCTTAATTGCATTTTCACTTGAAGCCGGTCTAAATTGTCTGTTTTGTTTATTTCCTTCATCAATAGCAATCTTAAGTAATTCTTCCTTAAGTCCAGGTTCTAAGTCGTGAACTGCAAAATATTCTTCGACAAAACCTTTTCGCTCAGACCAAGGTTTCTGGATCGATCTAGGTCCGTACTTTTCCTTGTTCTGGTTTTCAATTTCAATCAAAGTAGGTGTTAACGCATCATGATTTAGTTTCTCATATATCTCAGTCCATCCTGCTAAAATTTTATCAGGACCAATCTTCTCTCCGATAGGTGTGAGATAAGGGGTATCCGAACCCGTAACTATATTATTTAGAATAGTCAGTAGCGAATTCACAGTAGCTGGTGGGAGATCGTAACGATCCAACCACTTGTGTTGGGCTAGTAACTTTTCACGTCTTGCCTTCTTTGCTTTCCTCTTAAATCTGTTTCTCTTCCGTGTTTTAGAAGAGCCAAATCCTATGTTTGGCTCAGTATCTAAGTCTTCTGTAATTGAAGCTTGAAAACTCGCAAT